GGTTGCTAATAGCAGGTTTATCAGTGTTTCAAACTGCCGGTTGTCTTGCATCGCGCAGGCTTGCAGCAATGCGCGGGATTGCTGTTCATCCAGGCAGGCCGCTTTTGGCGTGTCCTTTTTTGGCGTTGTAGCCAAGTGACAGGGATTGCGCGAAAGTATGCCCTTTTTCATCGCCGCCGTGAAAATCGCAGATAAATCAATCTTAATCTTGTGAACCGTTGTCCCGGATAGCCCTTGCTTTGGCGTTGCATCTTCAAAAATTGCAACAAGGGGCAGTTCGAGGGCGGCGGCGATTTTTTCTGCCGTTTTGCGTTTGCAGCTGTGCCCGTTTTTGAGCTTCCATTGAATATTGTTGCTTACGCCGTGCTGTTCAAGCCAAGTTTTTTGCTTGATTGCGCCAAGCGCGGCATAGTCCCGTAAGCGAAAGAATTCTTGCTTGTAGCCACTATTATACAGCTTTTGGAACAATTGGTCAAGTACCTGCGGCGAAATATCTTTGATTTTCATGTGTCCGAGGGCGGGCAAGACATGACGTTCAAGGCTTGCACGATTGCCGCGCAGGGTGGTTTGTTTGATGGTTGACGGCGCGATTTGCTCATAATACCAGTCAAATAACTGCGAGAATTTTTGGTTTTCATTCAGGCAGGTTGTGCCGCGAATTTTCATTTCCCATTCGTGGGCAAACGCGTCCGCAAGCTTTTGTTGCTTTGCCGGGCTAGAACCGGGCGGGGCGCGGAACGTGGTTGTTCGCCGCACCTGCCGCCCATCGTCCATGTAGCCCTGATAGCTTGTGACCAAGAATGAATCGGTTTTGCCGCGTCTGCGGGCTGTTGCCATTTAATCGTCCCCCTTTATGAACTTTTCAAAGAATCGCTCTACTAATTTCAGATAACGCAGCTTGAGCAAGTCGCGCCGTTCTAACAACGGCGCTAATTTTTCGCCCTGTTCCATTTCAAACAGCAACGCCGCCGTATCATCGCCTTTGGGCGTAATGCCGCTGATCGCCGCTATTTCAGCTTCAATGCCCTGCAATTCGCGGTTTAGCTCGTTGAGCTTCCAAACAAGAACAGGAAACCCACCTGCAACCATGCGGTTGAGCGTGGCCTTGTATTCGTCCAACCCGCCGCAGTTTTTGCCTAAATCAAGCTGCTGTTCCAGACAATGCAAAGCGGCATCGTCCAGCCCGGTTTGTTTCCATGTGTCATAATTTGACCCCGGCGTAATGCCCCGCACAATGTAATCAATCGGCACATCGAACACATTCGAAAGCATATTCAGGGTGTACAAGCGCGGAGCCGTGGAGCCGTTTTCGATGTTGCGCAACGCGGATGTGGAAATTTCCAACGCCGCCGCTAATTCCTGCTGGTTCATGTTGTGCAAAGAGCGCAACGCAAGAATCCTTTCACCTATTGAAGCAACCAAAGTTTCATTCGCCCCTTTCAGATATGCCATAGCAATTATGATTGCTATGATGTTGTCATCGCTTGATTTATTGCTATAAACATGGTATCATAGCAATATAACGAGCGTATATATATTATAGCAAGTTATCGTGCGACTGTCAAGGGCTACAGCAAAAATATTTTTAGGCGGTGCAACATGGAACCAACAAAAATCCTAACCATCCGGCAAACAGCAACGGAATTCGGCGTTGCGGAATTCGCGCTGCGGCGTTGGGTGAAGCAAAAGAAATTCCCGGTATTCCGCAGTGGAAACCGGGTGTATATCAACAAAGCGATTTTTGAAACTTACCTGAATGAGGGTGGGCAGTATGAAAGCAATCACAATATATTGCGCTGACACGCGCGGCAACAAATCCAACACAATATATCCCCGGCGCGTGGATGTGAATGACCTTGCCGCGTTCCGTCAAGCTATGGCGTTCGACCATGTGGCGGCAAGCTATCGGGATAACCGCCGGGGTAACGCAAACTTTATCGCTTCAAATTGTTTGATGCTGGACTGTGACAACGACCACAGCGCCGACCCCGCCGCATGGGTAACGCCGCAGGATGTGCAGCAGGCTTTCCCTGGTGTGGCGTTCTATGTTTGTTATTCGCGCAGTCACATGAAGCAAAAAGGCGACCATGTGCCCCGGCCTAAATTCCATGTGTATTTCCCCATTGCGCAAGTCATGGAAGCAGGCGAGTACCGACAGCTGAAAGAACGGGCGCGGGCCTTGTTCCCGGCGTTTGACGCAAATGCCACGGACGCAGGGCGGTTTTTCTTTGGGGTAGAACATCCCCAGGTGGAGTATGTAGAGGGCGCAATCACGTTGACGGACTTTTTCAAGCAACGGCCCGTTATCCGCGAAGGCGAGGGCAGGAACGGTCATATTAACAAACTGGCCTATGATGTGCAATACAACACGCGCGACAGCAAAAAAGCAATCGAGGCGGCAAGGGCAGAAAATAACACGGTATGCTTGCCGCCGCTGGATGAAAGAGAATTTAGAACAACCGTGAAAAGCGCGATTACCGGCGCGGAACGTGACATTGCCGCAAACCCTGATTACGTTCCCCCGGAACAATATAACAGCTTCTATGTTTGGCAATTACCCATAGCAGACCCCAACGCATTATCACAATTAAGCGCTCCCGACCCCAAGGCCCGTGTATTCAGCATTGCCGCCGGACGGTTATTCCTGCAAGCGTTCGGTATTACCCTGCGGATAAACGAAATGAACAAACGCGCCGAAATCAACGGTTTGCCCCCTGCCTATGACGGCGAGGATGCTTTGAACCTGCTGGAAACTCTAATCACGGACGCGGTAAACACTTTGGCATATAAAAAGGCTGGTGGTGCCGTCATTCATAATGTGTTAGCTCTTATTGCAAATGAAAACCGTTATCATCCTGTGCTGGAATTGCTCAATGCCGAACCCTGGGACGGCGCTGACCGCCTGCCGGAAATCTACCGCATCCTGGGCCTGGATGATGATTTTCACAAGACCCTGGTTTACAGGTGGGCATTACAAACCATCGCTGTATTACAAAACAACAGCGCAACGCCAATTGCCACGCAGGGCGCGTTGGTGCTGCAAGGGGCACAGGGCCTGGGCAAAACGCAGTTTTTCCGGCACATTGCCATTCATGACAGCTTTTTCAAAGGCGGGGCCACCATTGATATGAACAACAAAGATTCTCAAATGAGCGCGGTTAAAGTTTGGATGTGCGAGCTTGGCGAAATCGACAGTGTCACGAAAAAAGAGCAGAACCCTTTGAAAGCGTTCATCCTGGAACAGACTGACCGCTTTCGCGAACCATACGCCAAAAACGAGAGCATCCGACCACGGCGCACATCTTTTTGCGGGACTGTCAACCCGGAATTCTATCTGCGGGACGTAACCGGCAACCGGCGTTACTGGACTGTGCCCGTGAAGAAAGTTGACGTAAATCAAATTTTCAATCTGCCGCCGGAATGGTATACGCAGTTTTGGCGACAAATGCAAGCGGAGCTAAGGCGCGACCCGAAAAGTTATCTACTGACAGAACAAGAGCAAGACACTTTAAACGGACGTAATATGAGCTTTGAAACGCAGCTTTTCGGCGAGGATGAATTCATGACCATATTCGACCCGCAGGCTTCTTTTGATTGCTGGCAGTGGAAAACAGCCGCAGACATCGCCGACACCCTCAACAGCAAGTATCATGGATTGCATATTCGCAGCGAGAGCATCGGCGGGAAACTGATACCACGCATCGAAAAACGAACCGGCAAGGCCTTTGGCCGAAAGACCGTCAAGGGACGGCGGCTCATTCATTGCCCGCCGCTCATGGTAACGCATGAATATATTCCACCATTATGATAAACCTGCACCCCAGCAAAAGCCTTATGCATCAACGGTTGCAGCGTCACAAGGTGCAGGGGTGCAGGCTAATATCTATATAATTATGAAAAGTACGTTTTTATACTATATAGGAATATCGCCTGCACCACCGATACCCTGCACCCTATCCCCCCTATCTTCGCCGAAAGAGAGGGTCCCACACACCGATGCAGGAGCTTTCTTTTCCTCTCCACAAAAAAATGATTTTGAGGTGACATGATGGGAATCTTCACAAGAAAAACCCGGCAAACCGGGCAACAGGCTACAATCGAAATCCGCAGCGGGTTCACGGCGTTTTCGGGCACGGCCTACAGCAATGCACAATTCCGCGCCGCCGTGGACGCTATCGCCCGGCACAGCGCGAAACTCAAGGGCCAAATCGCAAATCCCCGGCTGGCGCATTTGCTGGCCGTGGAGCCAAACGCCTACATGACCGCATATGACCTGCTGTACAAAACGGCATCGCAGTATTACAGCACGAACAACGCCTTTGTACTCATCAATCACGGCGCGGGTGGGATTGACGCGTTTTATCCGCTCACGCCGCAAAGCGTGGAGTTCATCGGCGGGCCGGGCGGGCTGTACGCCAAAATGATTTTTGCTGACGGCAAGCAATCTACTTTTTCCTATAATGACCTGATTCATTTACGGCGGCATTTTAGCCAAAATGACCTGCTGGGCAGCGACAACGCGCCGCTATTTCCACTGCTGGAAACGGCTGATACTTTGGGGCAGGGCATCCAAGCGGCGACAAAAAACGGAGTGAACATCCGGGGCATTCTCAAGTTTACATCGTTGGTCAATCCCGAACAGGTGAAGAAAGAAAAAGAGCTGTTCGTCAAAGATTATTTCAATCAGACCAACAACGGCGGCGTGGCAGCGACTGACCAACGCTTTGACTTTGTGCCCACGAACACCGCGCCCTACAACGTACCCACGGAAACAATCGAGGCCGTCAATCGGCAGATACTTGACTACCTGGGCATTGGCGAAAGCATCGTGCGCGGCAATTACAGCGAGGACGAATTCAGCGCATTCTTTGAAAGCACAGTGGAGCCGTTCGCGTTGCTGCTGTCATTGGAATTTACGCGCAAGTGCGGCACGGATATTACTTTCACAGCGGAACGCTTGGAATTTTCCAGCGCGAAAACCCGCATATCACTTTTGCATGAGCTATTGCCCTGCGGCATCGTTAGCATTAACGAAGCCCGCCGCCTGCTGGGCCTGTGCGAAGTCGAGGGCGGCGACCGCCGTTTGCAGTCGCTGAATTATGTGGACACTGCCCGCATTTCAGAATATCAATTGAACGAAAGTGAGGCGAAACAATGAACCATCGAAGCTATGAAATCCGCGCGGGCACGCAGCCGCGCACGCTGGAGGGCCTGGCCGTTGTGTTCGATCAACCCGCCAAAGTGGGGCGCGTGACGGAAATCATCGACCGGCGGGCGTTAGACAATTGCAGTTTGTCGGACGTGTGCTTGCTCACAAACCACGACCCCGGCGGCATTCCCCTGGCGCGTGCGCCCGGCACGCTGTCGCTGGAACTCACCGAAACGGGCCTGCAAATGCGGGCAGAATTGCCCGACACCGAACAGGGCCGCGCCGTGCATGAGGCAGTCAAGCGCGGGGACCTTTCGCAAATGTCTTTTGCGTTTGACGTGGCCGCGCAGGAATTCGACGAAGCGACCCAAACGCGCACAATTACCGAAATCAGCAGAATCTACGAAATCAGTGTGGTCAATTTCGCGGCATACCCACAAACAAAAATTCAGGCGAGAGCCAAAGGAGAAAATGACATGAGCTTTGACCCCATCGCAGCCGCTGTCGCAACAGCGCAGCAAAACGCCGACCCCACCGCAGCCCCCGAATATCGCGCAGCATTTTACAAAACCCTGCTGGGCAAGAATTTGAGTGAAACCGAAACCGCCGCCTATCGCCTGGTGCAGGCCGAAAAACGCGCCGACAGTTTTAACACGCTGAGCAACAGCGCCGCCGTTTTGCCCGAACACACCCTGAATGAAGTCATTTCGCAGGCAAGGCCCCAGGGCGGGCTTTTTAACGAAATCAGGCTGTTCAGCGTGCCCGCGAACTTGGCAATCCCGGTTGCAACGCCAAACGACCCCGCCGCCTGGCACGTGGAGGGCGAAGCTGTCCCGCGCGTAAAAGTTACCACCGCAAGCGTAAAATTTTCAGCGTTCGAGCTCATCAAGATATTATCGCTTTCGGCCGCCGCGCAGCGCATGACCATTGCCGCTTTTGAAAGCTACATCACAAAAGAGCTTGCGGAATGCGTCACGCAGGCAATCAACACGGCGATTATCAGCGGCACCGGCAGCGGGCAGCCGCAGGGCCTGCTTTCGGGTATCACCTGGAACGCCCAAAACAGTATTACAGCAACACAGACAACACTTGCGGATAATTTGCTTGCGGCCATTGCCATGTTGCCCGCAGGCTACGCAGGCGGCGCAAAGTTCGCCATGAGCAACGCGACCCTGTTCGGGCAGGTTTACCCCATCAAAACGACCGTGGGCGATTATGTTTTCATGAGCGACCCGCAGGCGGGCGGCATCCGGCGGCTGTTCGGCTTTCCCATCGTGACGGACGATAATATTCCGGCGGGAACGGTTTTATTCGGCAATTTCGCGTATTACGGCGTGAACGTGCCCGCAGGCCTTGCAATCGAATGCAGCCGTGAAAGCGGCTTCGCCAACGGCCTGATTGACTACCGCGCCCTGTGCATCGCGGACGGCAAGCCCATTGTCCCCGGTGCGTTCGTCAAGCTTGAGGTGCAGACATGAGCCGCAAAATGTATTGGATATTCGACCTTGGCGAGGCATACGACATTCTGCGGCTTGACCGTGACGGCGCGGCGAATGACGAAACCGTGATTGCCCTGGTGGAGGCCCTCCCGGCCTATTTGGAAGCCTCCGCCGGCTACCGGCCCGACCCGCGCCGGGGCTACAGCCACATTGCCAAAACCGCCGGGCGCTTCATCCTGCAACAGTGGTATTACGGGGAGAACGCGGACGCAACCAAGCTCCAGCGCGTGATTGACAGCCTGTTAAAGGCCCTATCTGCCGAAAGGAAAGCATGACATTTTACAACACAAAGGCATGGCGGCGACTATCCAAAGCGTTCATGCAAAGCAAGCATTATATCTGCGAACGCTGCGGCGGGCCTGCGGAAATCTGCCACCACAAGATACACATCACGCCGCGCAATATCCATGATCCGGCTATCACGCTGAACCCTGCCTTGCTTGAGGCGCTTTGTCTGCAATGTCATAATACGGAGCATTTCGGGCGAGGTGGAGCGGTTATAACAGGGCTAATTTTTGATGAACAGGGCGACCTAAAGGAGGGGTTAACATGAAATATATCACGTTGGCACGGCAGGCCCCGGCAGAACGGCGCAAAGCGGCGCTTGACCTAGCCCGGCAGCTGGATTTTCTCACGGCAGAGTTGGCGAAATATCAGGCGCAGGAGGATAAACGCAGCTATCAGGCGACTTTGCGGCTGTTCCTGCCAACGCAAAAGCAGTTCTTGAAATTATTGCCTGCGCCGGACACCGCGCCCGCCGACCCGCTGACGGAATTCATTCAGGAGGGGGCGGCATTGTGAACTACATTTTGCAGTACAACGAAGCATTGCGGCGGGGCGAAATCCCCGCCTGCAAGCGCGTGAAAGCGGTTTATTCAAGACTGGCGGCAGAGATAAAAGAGCCGGGAAAATATGTTTTCGATGAAGCAAAAGCCAACAGACCAATTACATTTATAGAGCGTTTTTGCAAGCACAGCAAGGGCGAATGGGCGGGACAAAATGTCAAGCTGGAGCTGTTTCAAAAGGCTTTTATTCAAGCTTTGTTCGGCTTTGTTGATAAAGACACGGGATTGCGGCGTTATCGTGAAGCGTTCTTTCTTGTAGGTCGCAAGAATGGGAAATCAACTTTGCTTGCAGGCCTTGCGCTGTATATGCTCATTGCTGACAATGAGGGCGGGGCCGAAGTCTACAGCACCGCGACAAAGTACGCGCAGGCCCGGCTTGTGTTTGACGAAGTGCATCACATGGTGCAGCAGTCGCCGGAAGTGTCAAAGCACATTGCGAAACGCAAAAATGACCTGTATTTCAGGCCTGCCATGTCGAAAATGCAGCCATTGAGCCGCAATTCTGACAGTCTGGACGGCTTGAACGCGCATTTTGTTATTATGGATGAGTTGCACGGCGTGAAAGACAGAAATTTATATGAAGTCATGCGGCAATCGCAATCTGCCCGGCGGCAACCTTTGCTTATGATGATTACCACGGCGGGCACCGTGCGCGAATGCATTTTTGACGATATGTACAACTATGCTTGCAATGTTGCTGACGGCGTTGTGGACGATGCAACATTCCTGCCCCTGCTGTATGAATTGGACGAACGCGGCGAATGGACGGACCCCGGCGCGTGGATGAAAGCAAATCCGGCCCTGGGCAGCATCAAAAAGCTGGATGATTTGCATCAAAAAGTAGAACGCGCGAAGCAAGAGCCTAATGAGTTGAGCGGCGTTTTGTGCAAAGAATTCAATATCCGCGAAACCGTCAAAACGGCGTGGCTATCCTTTGACGCTATAAATAACGAAAGCACGTTTGACCTGGAACAGTTCAGGGGCGGGTACTGCATCGGCGGCGTGGACCTTTCCATTACGACAGATTTATCTTGCGCAAGTCTGTTATTTATGCGCCGGGGCTGTGATGAAAAATATATCTATCAAATGTATTGGCTCCCCGCTGATTGCCTGCAAGAGCGCGTGAAAATCGATAAAATTCCATATGACAAATGGATGCAGCGCGGATTTTTGCGCTTGTGCGCGGGGAATAGCATTGATTATTCAGACGTTACGGCCTGGTTTACGGACACCTGCAAGCAGTATGATTTGTTCCCGGCATGGGTGTATTATGACAGCTACAGCGCCCGCTATTTCGTTGAGGAAATGCAGGCGCAGGGCTTTAACATGGTGCGCTGCATCCAGGGAGCCAAGACCCTGAGCCTGCCCATGCAAATGCTGGGTAGTGATTTGAAAGCGCACAAGGTGATTTATAACAATAACCCCGTACTGAAATGGTGCTTGACGAATACTGGCGTACAGACCGACCGTAACGGAAATATTGTGCCCATCAAAAATCAATCGCCGCGCCAACGGATTGACGGCACGGCGGCGTTATTGGATTGTTACGTGGGGCTGTATGAGCATTATAACGAATATAGGGAGGCGATATGATGAAGCTTAAAGACAAGCAAATTGAGATTTTGCGCGTGGCACACATCAAAGACGCGGACGGCTTTGCCACCGAGCACCATGTGCCCATCCATCGGGGCAGGCTGTGGGCGTATTTTCGGCAGTTATCCGGGCATGAGATATGGGCGGCACACGCCCAACACGCCGTGGAGGATGTGCTGTTTCAAGTCAATTGGCGTGGGGATATTGATACCCGGTGTGTGGTTTTGCATGGTGGGCGGATGTATGATATTACGCGGGTTGATACGTTTGAGGGGTACAAGGCTGACTTGGTGCTTTATGCGAGGGGGAGGGGTTAGGGCGACTGTACTTAATGCGCAAGGGGGATGTGTTTTCAGTGGCGCAAGATTATTGAACGCACTGTTTTTTCTTCCAGACTTCAGCATCGGCAAGCGTCTGCTCAATAAAATCATGTTTCCCTGAAAGATATTTTTCTCTTCCGGGGTCATGAGGATTTTCAGCGGCAAGCCTAACTTTAAGCGTTTCATACGCCTGTGCAACTGACAAATTGATGTTGAGATAATCGCGAAAGTTGACATAGTTGTGCCATTGCGGGCTGTTTGTTTGAACAATATGAATATTGCAAATGCGCTTATCGTTCTTAAAATCATGCCAAACGGCGTATCGGTGCCATTCAGTCGCGCCCTTTGGCTTATAAATGAATCCCGCCATTTCAAGCGCGGGAATCAACGGTTCAATTGCTTCAAAATCATCAACAGCTACAGCAATGTCAATAATCGGCTTTGCTTTAATGCCAACAATTGAAGTGCTTCCGACATGCTCAATTCCTTTCGCCGTTTCGCAAAACACAGCAGATAACCGCTTTGTAATTAGGGATGCTAACATCTCCCATGCCGGTTCGTAGTCGACCATCTCAACCCGGCCTCGTTTTATGCCAATCACCATGCCGTTGCCTCCTTTAATTTTGGGGCTTGCCCAGTGTATTTTTCTCCAGCATATTTGAACAGAGCAAAAATGTGCCCGAGATTTCCGTCGCCGGCAAAGCGGCTGATGTCAAAGAAATTCTCCGTGGTATCAATCCAAGCAAGCTCTTTTTCGTCACCGCTGACTTCTACTGCGTGACCAAGCTTGCCGCAATATACTGCAATGTGAAAACCGTTATAGTAATATGTGAAATCCGCCAAGTGGTGCAACGTAATATCCGTTATCCCGGTTTCTTCCGCCAGTTCTCGATACGCAGCGGTGAGGCCAGCCTCGCCCGGCTCAACTTTCCCGCCCACAAGATTGTAAAGACCCATATACGGTTCTTTGTGCCGTTTGCACATCAGCACTTTATCGGCGGTGGGATTGAACACCCAAATTAAGTTTAGGTTATGCATGCTTATGACCATTCCTTTCTTGCTTTGCTGTGAAAGGCACAAAAGGACAATGAAACGATTGTGCTTTCGCATTGGATGTTGTTTGTGATATAATTGTTAATCTGCACACAACCCAAAATGCCGCGCAAGTGCATCAAGCGTTTCCACCTTCGTGTCTTTTTCGTTATCTTCTCGAACAATTGTAAAAAATCCGCTGTTGGCAAACTTATCGTAGACCTCCGGGCCGCTACCTTTGGCCATGCAGGCCAAAAAGTTTTGCATGCTCTTTTCGGGGTCTTTTGCTTGCATGATTTGTTCTTTGAGAAATACTTTTTCCGGGTCATCGCGGTCAAAAAACCGTTCAACGGACAGCGACTGCGGCGATAGCATGATGGCCACTTGGTTATAATCCGCAATCTCACGCAACACATCCACAGGGATATTGGTATCCACGATGGTTTTTTGTGTTTGCGATACACTGATGAGATGCATGATTTCAAACTCAACGAGTTCTCGTGCAGTTCCTGCGAGCCAATCGCCGTATTCTTGCGGCGTTCGGTTGATAAACTCCTGCCAGTCTTTCATGGTTTGGAAATAGCACAGGTTTGGGTGTGTTTGCGGGTTGATGAGATGCTGCGGCACGCAGTCGTAATTCTCACCGCAATGAACTAGGTCGTATTGTTCGGCAAGCATGCGCACCATAGTGGATTTGCCTGCATATGCCGTGCCGTTGATGAATAGCACGTTTTTTAAGTAATGCGTTAACAGCTTGTTGTTTATCTGCATATCACATCCCCAGCACCCGGATAAGTCCATCAATTTCCTCCGGTTCTTCAAACATAGCGTTGCTGCGGGCGAACAGTTCGTCGTGCACAAAGTATTCCCGCAGGCCTTGTTGTTGCACCATGTTGTTGCGTTGTGTCATTTGTGCCACGCGCTGCTGCTCCGGCACACACACATAAACCCACTGCACGGGCAAGCCGGTGGCATTCAATCGCGCACGGTCGGCGGCTGTCCAAAAGCCCCAGTCGAACACCACATCAATGCCTTTTGCAAGCATTTGCCGCGCAAGTTCCAGCAGATAGCTTTCTACCAGTTTGCGATTTTTGCGAATGAGTTCGCACTGTTGCCCGAACAGCGGCAGCATAAAGTTGTCGCACGACAAAAGCACGCCGGGCAGCGTGTTTGCATATGTTGTTTTGCCCGAACAGGGCTTGCCGATGATGGCAGTAATGTGGGGCATCGTTTCGGTCTTTCCAAGTCATTTTATACCATTATACCACGCCCCTGCGCAACCCGCAAGCAAAATTTTCAAGAATTGGCAAGAGCTGCATCAAGTTTCGGCAGGAATTTTCGCGCATCGTTTGCCAAATTCAACGACAAATAAGCGACAAAAAGGGTTTGTGTTCACCACAAGCCCTTAATTATAGCCGTTAAATCAAAACCACATCCATATCCAGCCGAATCCGATAAAGAACAGTATCCAGTTCAAAAAGTTGGATGCATATCTTGTGTTGAATATCCTCCCGCCTGAAGGATTGTCCCCGCCATTGTCGTTACCGCTAGTTTTTTCTATAATGGGCAGGTTTGTCAAATAGGGGAAGCCCTGATTCTTTGAAGCTTCAATTGTCCATGTGTTGTCAAAATCAAAGCCGCTAAAGCTGGAAGCTGTTTGCATTTCTATTTTGCTTAATGCTTTGGCATTGGCTGTTGCTGTCGCGTCATTGCCCACAGCATTTGCGGTCTGATTGAGGAAACAACAATTAGATAACACCGAAACGCTTCCTTCGCCTAAAATACCGCCTATGTTAGAAAAGGTTGTTTGTGCCGTTGCAGTGAGAGTTCCAGCGTTATAAGCTTGCCACGGTAAAGATTTTGTCTGATAGCTTGTAGCCCTCCGGCGCGGTGGTTTCCTTGATTTCGTATTCGCCGTAAGGGATATTGAGGAAAGCGGCCATGCCGTCCGCGCCGGTGGTGTCCTCGGCTATCAGTTCACCGTTTTGGAACAATCCGAACGTCGCCCCGGCAAGGGGTTTCCCCGTGGCCTTGTCGGTCTTTATGATACGGATGTCCCCGCGAATGAGCTTGTTGT